GAAAGTAAGATAGCACCTATTGATATGCCAAATAACGGACATCACCCAAATTACGGAAAATAATATGGCACAAGCATTATTTGTAACAACAGAAGATATTAAAAAATTCACTGCATTAAATGGTAATGTAGACCCTGATAAGTTCATTCAATTTGTCAAAATAGCACAAGATACACACATACAAGAGTATTTAGGCACTCGTCTATTTATGAAGTTCAACGATGACATTGTCGCTGATGACTTAGCAGAGCCTTATACATCACTTTTAACAACATATATAAAACCGATGGTAATACATTGGGCATTATATGAATATTTACCTTTTGCAAGTTATCAAATAGCAAATAAGGGAATATATAAAGGTGGAAGTGAAACAAGCGAAACAGTAAGTAAAGAAGAAGTTGATTATCTAATCAATAAACAACAAAGCATCGCACAACACTACACAACACGATTCAAAGATTATATGTGCTTCAATCAAGCATCGTTTCCTGAATACTACGAGAATAGTAATGGAGATATGTTTCCGAATCAAAACACGATTAATTATGGCTGGTACTTATAAACCGAAAGAAAGTAATATAATTAAATTACAAGCATTCATCAAATCATTAGCAAAATGAGAATCATAAAAAGACTTAAAGCGACAACACCACCTTTCTTTAAGAAAGTGCGTAATATCGGATTAATAGTTGCAGGTGTAGGAACTGCAATAGCAACACTTCCTGTAAGTTTACCTGTAGGATTGGTAGCAGTATCTTCGTATTTAATTGCAATAGGTACAACGGCAGCCACAATTGCACAAACTGCTGAACAACGATGACAATAGATAGTTCAACAATTTGGCTTTTTATAATTGGAACAGGGACTACAATTATAGGTTACTTCCTAAAGATCGTTCACAATGACGTTAGAAGAAACACTGAAGAGTTAGGAAGACAGAAAGGAAAGATTGAGCTTGTAGAGCAGGAAGCTCGTTTGAAGTATCAAGCAATACAAGAACAAACACAATTAGAGATTAAGAACCTTGCTAAAAATGTTAGCGAATTATCAAGTGCAGTTAAACAATTAATACTTGACAGATGATTGAAAATCGTTTTTTAATAGTGGTATTTGTATTAGTGTTACTTATTTACACTACATTTATTATTAACAACGATAACAATCAATTGAAATGAATTTAAGTAAACACGTTACCAAGCAAGAATTTGAACTATCTCCTACCGCAGTTAGGTTAGGAATAGACAACCAAATGAATGAAGAACAAACAACGAAAGCAATACTTTTGTGTGTTAATGTTTTTGAGCCTATCAGAGCAAAGGTAGGACATCCAATAAAAATCAATAGTGGTTTTAGAAGTTCAAAACTGAATAAAAAGATAGGAGGTAGCACATCATCACAACATTGCAAAGGTGAAGCAATGGATTTGGACCTACACGACAAAGATACTTTTGAGTGGATAATAAATAATGTAGAATTTGATCAATTGATTTGGGAGTTTGGAAATAACGTTACTGCTGATTGGTTTCATATATCATATAAACAAAAAGGAAATCGTAAACAAGTACTTCGTGCTTTAAAAAAACACGGACTTACAATGTATGTACCTTACACACCTTATTAATGACAAAAAAACGTCTATTCTTCGACATTGAAACATCTTTTAATGTTGGTATCTTTTGGAGAGCAGGTTACAATCAAACGATAAGACCTGAAGATATTATTCACGAAAGAGCAATCATTTGCGTATGTTGGAAATGGGAAGGAGAAGATGAGGTTCACGAGTTACACTGGGATAATAAACAATGTGATAAGAAATTGCTTGAAAAGTTTATCAAGGAAATAAACAAAGCAAATCAAATAGTAGCACATAACGGAGATAGATTCGACTTAAAATGGCTTCGTACAAGGTGCTTATTTCATCGCTTACCTATGTTTCCTTCATACGAAACAATAGACACGCTTAAAATCGCTAAAAAGCAGTTTAATTTCAATTCTAATAAGTTAGATTATATTGCTAAGTTTTTAGGTCTTGAAGGAAAGTTAGAACACGAAGGTTTATCTATGTGGAAAAAGATAGTATTCGAGAAAGATACTGAAGCATTGAATACTATGATAGATTATTGCAAGAAAGATGTTTTGGTACTTGAGGAAGTATATAACACTATTAAGAACTACAGCACACCAAAGTTCAATTATGCAGTATTAAGAGGAGGTGATAAATTCGAGTGTCCAGAATGTGGAAATACTCACGTTTCAGTAAATAAAACTTACACTACAGCACAAGGTACTATTAAACATTCGATGAGATGTTTAGACAGAAAATGTGGTACTGCATATAATATTAATAATAAAACGTATATGAATTTGCTACAATTTAGAGCAATAAACAATATAAAGTAATATCTTTGACAAGTTAGTTTTTCATAGTTTGTTTGGTTAGTTTAAGTCCCCTTTCAGAAATGTTAGGGGATTTTTTTTTTGCTTCTAAAAGCCTTATAAACATTGAGAAAATGAAAATAATTTAAAAATAATTGTTAAAAAACTTGCACGTTATTAATAAAGTAGTGTATATTTGTAGAAACAATTAAAAACAAAAACTATGAAACATTTAACACCTTTCGGTCAGCGTTTAGTTTACGCAATTTTTTGGTCTGTAGTTATATACGGACTTTATTTAACAAGAGATATTAACGTTTAAAAACAGGAACTATGAAAACAGCACTTCAACAACTATTTAATAAATTAGAAGAATTACACCCTGAATTATTTGATATATATACTCAAAAAGGAAGGGATTTTGTTAATGAATTTCATAAATATTTAGAAATTGAAAAACAACAAATTATAGAAGCACATGGTAATAAACAAAAAACTACAAGTAATCCTAATTCAATAGTAACTTATGGTTATACTTTTACGGGAGAGATGTATTATGAAAAAACTTTTAATAAATAAACTATGAACTTTGAAAGCTATTTACAAGGAAGAAAAGACGTATTAAACACAATACAATCTTACCTTGAATTCTGCATTAATAATCTTTATTCAGTAGAAGAAGTACAAACAATAACAGACATCAATAATTTTATCTTAAAACTAAAAAACAATGAAAACAATACCGATAGCAATGATTAAGAGATGGTGGAGTAAGCCATCAGTAAAACAGGAAAAGGGAGGTAATTTCAATATGGATTTATATCTCCGGGTATGCGACATTAAATTAAACAACTATGGACAGATACGTAAAACAAGTATTAAGTAAGTACTGCGAAAGAGCAGAGGCAGGTCTAGAAAAATACGGAACTACTTTAGAACGTGAAGATTTAAACCTATTAGATTGGCTAAACCACTTACAAGAAGAATTGATGGATGCAACATTATATATTGAACGATTAAAAAGTGAATTATGACACCGAAAGAAAAAGCAAAAGAGTTAGTTGATAAAATGTTTAATGTTGATTTAGATTGCGATAATGAATCAATGTGTATGTTGTATCCTCACGCAAAATTGTGTGCATTAATAGCAATAGAATTTGCAATAGAATTTGCAGGTGGAGATATCAATGAGAGATTTGACAAAATATTATATTTAGTTGAAGTAAAACACGAAATAGAAAAGTTATGAACGCAAAAGAAAAAGCAAAAGAATTAGTAGAAAATTTTAAATTTGATACTAAACAAAGTGAAATAATTAACGAAATTATTTTAGGAGATATTTCGGTTGTATTTCAACATCATAAAGCAAAACAATGTGCAATAATAGCAGTAGATGAGGTTATAAAAGTATGTCCTTATTTTGATGAAAAAAAACGAGATACAGAAGACCAATTTAGTGCTTTTGATTTTCAGTTTGTATCTTATTGGCAAGAAGTAAAACACGAAATAAATCAATTATGAAACTTACAGAGATTAAAGGACAGGTACAAATAAAGAATAGGTACATCAGAAAAGAACGTAATATATCAGAACCTAAAGAAGTAGGAATAGACAAAGAATTAATAAGAAACTATTTCAAAGGCATAAGATACAGGGGAGTTTATTTTATTACACTAAAACAGGAAGCCTGTATTCAATTAAGAGATGCCAGACATACATACGAAGAAATCGCAGACTATTTAAATATGCATCATTCTTCAGCACAGCATTTATATAAACACCGAAAAGAAGATTCACAATGCTTTGAAGTAAAGTATCAATGGAAGGAACTAATAGAAAAAAAACTTTATCCTGTAACTGTCTGCCATTCAAAGTACGACAAAATAAATTTTACATATTCTCGGCATATTTATGTTGTCTATGTAGATAGATTAGAATTAAATAAGTATATTAGCACAAACTAAAAACAAATAATATGAAAACAACAAAAGAATCCTTTGAGGATGCGATTCCAAAACCACACGGAATCTATTTTAAAATGTGGAAAGCCAAGCAACAAATTGGCAAAGCAAGTAAAAATGCAAAGAATCCACATTTCAAGAGTAATTATGTAGATATTAATTCTGCATTAGAAGCAATCGAACCAATACTATTAGAAAATGGCTTACTACTTATTCAACCTATTAAAGATGGCAACGTATTCAGTATTATCATTGATACTGATACTAATGAAACCATTGAATCTTTTATGCGACTTCCTGATATTCTTGATCCACAAAAGATAGGAAGTGCAATTACTTACTATCG